GGTCAATCAGTAGAGTTTATTGTCCCAGACTCAAACACGAACATACCATACCAAGCAGAGCTTACGGCTGACATACTCGCTTCTGGGTGGAGGTTTAAAGTAATGTTTCAGGTGTCTGGGCAGTCTGACGCTGGCCTATTCGCCAACACTGCTGTACCTAACGGCTGGAATGATGTTTTTTCTACTGATGCGCTAATTAGCCAGTATTTTTATGAGCCTTAATTTATGACGCTAATAATCGAAGACGGCTCTATAGTCGACAATGCTAATAGCTATGTAACATCTGCCGAGTATATTGGTTGGGCTGATGATCGTTTTGGTGTGGAAAGATCTACAGCTCCGAAATGTGAGAGTGATGCAGAAAGTTATATCTTGAGGGCTATGGATTATTTCGAGGGGCAAGTATTTGTAGGCACCAAAAAGCAATCAGATCAGCCTTTGCAGTGGCCTCGAGATAGTGTTTATATTGATGGATTCTACCAAAGCAATTCAGCTATACCTAAAGAGGTTAAGATCTCTATTTATGAGCTGGCTTATGCGGAGGAGCAAGGCAACGGCGAGTTAAACACTGTTGATCGCAAGGTGAAGAAAGAGAAAGTGTCTAGTATTGAAGTCGAGTATGCGGATAATTCCAGCTCTACGTCTAGTAATGTTTCAGTGCCTAACGCTATGCGTAAATTGCTTGCTTATGGCGGGTCATCTAATCGAGTAGTTAGAATATGAGCTTCGACTATGCCGGTCTTAGAGATAATACAGCTACAAAGCTAATTGCTAGGTTTGGCAGGCTTCATACTTTCACAAGGGTAACTTACGGCGCTTTTGATCCTGCCACAGGAACAAGCGCGGAAACATCGGCAACATTCACAGCTAATGCAGTAAAAGAAGAATTTAGCGCCTTTGAGCGTAACGATAGCTCAATACAGGTTGATGACGTTAAGTTTATCGCTGAAGCTGTCAGCAATGGCTTTGAAGTAGACGATTCAATAACTATTGAATCTCAGCAGTATAAATTAACAAGAGTTAACCCTATAAAGCCCGGTGCTGTTGTAGTCGCTTGGGAATTGCAGGCTAGAAAATGAGCTTTAGTCTTGATCTATCTAAAGCTATCGAGAATATAAAAGAGAATCGTGACAAGATTGTTCGCGGCACTCTTATTCAGATATCAAATAATATTATCAAGCGCACGCCTGTAGGTAATCCTTCACTATGGTCGCCCCAGTCCTTGCCAGCACCAAAAGGTTATGTGGGTGGTTCATTGCGTGGCGCATGGCAGGCTAGCATTGGTGGCCCAGACTTCACTAAAACAAGCAGAAAGCAAACGAGCGGCATAGGTGCAACGGGCGCGGAGGCTTCAGGTGTGGCTAATAAAGTAGTGGTAGGCCAAACATACTACCTAACCAATCCATTGCCTTATGCTCGCCGTGTTGAGTTTGGCTGGTCTACGCAAGCGCCGCAAGGCATGGTTAGACGATCAGTTATAGAAGCCCAAAGGATACTAGATAGCCAATGAGTACATTCTTTGCAGACATACAGGGTGCGCTTAGAGCGCAACTTAATACGCTGCCAAATAAGCCTCCCATCGCATGGGAAAATGTCGATTATAATCCTAACTCTGGCACCTTGTTTTTGCGTGCCACTGGATTGCCCGGTGAGACTGTACAGCTATGCTTAGGCGACAATGGCCTAGATGACCACATTGGTATATTTCAAGTAGATGTATTTATCCCTGATGGCAAAGGCCGCTCTACATGGCCCGATCAGATAGCGGATCATTTTAAGCGTGGTACAATTCTCACACTTAATGAGGTTGATGTGCGAATAACATCCGTGTCAATTGAGGCGGCAGACAAAGACGAAAACTTTTTCATTGTTCCCGTTAGCATAAGCTATCGAGTACAAACACAAGCGAGGACAGCATAATGACAATTGCAACAGGATCTCAACATAGCCTCCATTATGTTGTCGAATCAACTTACGGGACTACGCCAGCAACACCAACTTGGTCTCCCCTTTGTATTACGGGGGTTAGCCTTGGCTTAACTCGTGATGCTATTGAGTCGGGGTGCTTAAGCTCAGACCGTCAAGTTAAGGATGTTCGCAACGGCAACAAGCAGCTAGGCGGCGGCGTAGATTCCGAAATAATCTATGGTGAAGCTGATGACTTTCTAGAAGCGGCCCTAATGGGTACGTGGACAACTAACGTACTGCTAGTTGGCACTACTCGAAGATCTTTTACTATTGAGCGCGGATTCAATGGCTTGGATACGCCAGAGTATCATCGTTCGACTGGCGTTGAGTTAAGCGGCTTTGACATTAGTTTGGCTCCCAACTCATTGGCTACGATTACTTATAATACGATAGGTCAAGGCTTGACGGTTAATACCTCTCAGGTGGCAGGCTCTACTTATAGCCCGATGACCACGAACACGCCATTCGATTCTTTTACCGGAACGATTACGGAGGGTGGTGGTGCGGTTGCTGTTGTAACTCAAATGGATATGACGCTTGATAACGGTATGGAGCCTACCTTTGTATTGTTTGACGATGAAACTATCCGGCCTACGGATGGTAAATCTAGAATTACTGGCACGCTAACTGCTTACTATGAAGATTCGACGCTGTACGACAAGTTTATTAACGGCACAAATTCTGCAATTGTTTTCACCATGACAGATCCAGACGGAAATGATTACGAATTTAATTTCCCTAACGTTAAGTACTCAGGCGGAAATCCTGACGTATCCGGTGATGGCCCTGTGACTTTAGCTTTAGAGTTTAGCGCTGTTTATGACGCTACTGAAACTTCGCAAATTGTAATCACGAGAACAGATGCCTAATGGAATTTAACGACTTATTAACTCAGGATGCGCACGAAGAAGGGGCTGAGTGCAATATCATCGACCCCTCAACGGGAAAGCCTACCGACTTCTTTATTAAAGTTCTAGGCGTTGACTCTTTGGAGTTTCAGAAGGCGCAAAGAAAGCTTCGCAATCAAGCGGTTCAGGCTTACTCCGACAAGAAGGCGATAACCGAGGAGCAAGAAATTGAATCAGAGATTAAGCACCTTGTTTCGGTAACAATTGGCTGGCGTGGTCTAGAGTCCGAAGGTAAAGAGAAGAAGTTTTCTAGTGAGGCGTGCAAAGAGCTTTACACTAAATCGCCCGGCCTTAGATCGCAAGTTGATCGATTCGTAAGCGATAGAACAAATTTTACCAAGGGCTGATTGATGCCACGCTAGACTACGGCAAATGGTATTTTTACATGCACAGTCGGCCCGAAAAATCCAAAATTACAAGGTACGAGGCGGCTATGCAAGTACAAAAACAGATTGGCCGACCCCCTGTAGAATTACAATTATCTCCAGATCTTCCAGACGTATGTGCACACCTTTGGGGTGTGTTTACACGCCTCTCAAGCGTCACTTTCAGCGAAATTAAATCCTATTCTCAACTAACTGGCGACATACTGGACCGATGGGAGATTGACGCCCTTATCGGCCTTAATCATGTGAGAAATAATCCACCTACGAGGTTCTTATGGCTGAAGAAGTAAGTTTAATATTCGAGGCTCAGACACAAGACCTTGTTACCGCTGATAACCGGTTAAATAAATTAAATAAGACCGGTAAGCAGACAGCGCAAGTTCAGAAGACCGTTCAAAACTCTGTTAGAAGAAGTAATGCGGCGCTTCAAAACACCGCGTTCCAGCTTCAGGATATTATTGTCCAGCTGGAGGGTGGTGTCGCACCATCTCGCGCACTAGGCCAGCAGTTACCGCAATTACTTGGTGGCTTTGGTGCGTTCGGCGCGGTTGCTGGTGTTGTTGCTGGTTTAGCTTTTGCCTTGGGTGGCCCGCTTGTTAATGGCTTGCTTGGTGCGAAAGACAGCACAAAGGATTTAGAGGCTGCTCTAGAGGATCTTGATGAAGTTATAGCCAGAACAGATGAGGGTACCCTTCAGTTAACAGATCAGTTTAAGCGCTTAGCTCAGGTTGGTGGTGTTGCGTTTGCGGCGCAACTTAAGGAAGCTATTAACGACTCTAAAGACGCTATAAGGGCGGCAAGAGATGAAGCTAAAAGCTTAGCCAAGTCAATCTCGCCAAACGAGCTTGGCGGAAGGTTCGACAAGACAAAGCTTAGAGTAGAGCTGTTAAAGAAAGAATTTATAGATGGAAGAATACCTCTTCAGGAGTTCGCCGGGGAGCTAGACAAGATATCACTTAAATCTGACTCCTTGACGGGGGATTTTAGAGAGTTAAGGGAGGGTATATTAGATCAGGCTTCAGCATCTAAAGACGCCTTTGAAAGACTTGAGGAGTTGCGGCGCGTAGAGGGCCGTAGCATACAGACCGTTAACAAGCATCAAGCGTCAATTGATAGGCTAATAAGTAGTCTTGAGGTTCAGGCTGACGCATCTAGAGATGCGGGTAATTCCACGGCTTTCTATCGCGCCAAGCAGCTAGAGGCTAGCGATCCTGAACTGACTCGAATCCAAACTTTGCAGGGCGTCATAGATAAGCAAAAAGAGCTTAAAGAGGAAGACGTTAAAGCGGCAGCTGCTAAGGCGAAAGCGGCGGCGGCAGCGAAAGCTTTGGACGACAAAGAGGCTCAAGAGCAGGCTTCGGACGAAAGGCGGCTTGAGCGTCTACAGACATCCTTGTTGTCACGAGAAGATCAAGTTAAAGCTTCCGCCGACAGGGAGATACAGTTCCTTAAGGAAAAAGGCGAAAAGCTTGGTCTTCTGGCCCAAGAACAGGCCGACCTAGAAACACAGATAGGCGTAAGAAAGCAAGTCGAGCTAGATAAGATTGCAGCGCAACAAAAGGCCGCGCAAACCAAGGAAAGAACGGAATTCATAAATAGTTTAACTTCACAGCTTGGTGATCTTACATCATTACTTAGCTCTGAAAATAAAGAGCTATTCGCCATTGGTAAGGCGGCTTCACTAGCTAATGCAACCATAAAAGGCATTGAGTCTGCTATTGATGCTTATGCTTTTGGCAGCAAGATCGGCGGCCCTCCTGTAGGTGCTGCATTCGCCGCTGCATCCGCTGCAACAACTGGAGCACTTCTAGCTCAGATATCATCGGCTCAACCACCGGCTAGGGCCATCGGCGGCCAAGTCACTGAAGGGCAATCTTACCGTGTTGGTGAGTTTGGCCCCGAAACATTTGTGCCATCGTCTTCTGGAAGAATTATTCCAAATAATCAGAGTGCAGCTAATGATGGTCGCATGGTTGAGGTGGTTAATAATATAAAGGTTATTGGCGGTGATCCAAACACTAAAGTTACAACCCAAACCACGCAACAAACAGACAGGAAGATTATTCAGGATATTATTATCGATCAAATGGCTAACCAGTCAAGCCCAGCTAGGCGCGCATTACATAGCACGTCGAATGTATTGCCAAGGGGGTCTCGTTAATGCCTACCTTGCAATATATCCCCGGTTGGACTGTCGAGTATGATTACAGTACAGACCCATCTATAGTTAGATCTATTGATAATGGCGGGTTTCGGAAACAGTCTAAAGTAGGTAGCAATAGGATTGTAATTGCGAACGCTCAAAGAACTTTGCAAGGTTCTGAATTGATGTATTTTGAATGGTTTGTGCGAGATATTATAAACGAGGGTTCTTTGAAGTTTACAGACTCTTACGCGGATCATAACGGCCTGCAATCTGGCACAGTTAGAATTAAAGACGGCGTTTATGATGTGACAACAAATAAGCTTAGCCATGTGGTGTCTTGCGAATTGGAGATATTCAGGTAATGCCATTTCCAGATATTTGTGAATCGTCAATAAGTTACGCGCTATCCCCTGAGATTAAGCGCACGGTTTTCCATAGCTCAAGCACTAGACAGCGATTCTTGCGACAAAAGAAGACGGATGTTTTTAATGTTAGCTATGAAGTAACCAGTAGTGAGCTGGGCGATTTTGAAACCTTTATCACTACAGAAATAGATAATGGTGCTGATACATTTACAGGCCCGTATTATGACGGTGCAGATCATACCGGCACAATTGAGATACTAAGCGGGCGATACAGTGTAAGCTACATAGCCGAAGATTTATGGTCGCTTTCGTACAGTTTCGAGGTGAAGGATCGAGACCTATCAGACGCCCAAAATATTTATGAGTTGGTCGAAGAGTATGCCGGGTTTGATGAACTATCGCCCTTATTTAGCGCTTTGGAAGACTTGGTTAATAACAATAGGTTGAGTGCATGACAGCAATAGCTAGGGCGTACGCTTCGAATGAGGCAACCCCATTAGATACATTAGAGTTTAGCCACTCATCTATCTCTACGTTATATCTCGTTAGGGCTTATGAAGATTTGACGGCAACGCTTGAAGATTCGACAGAGGTCACATTCCTAAAAAGCTCTATAAGTGTCCAGCTACCGGAAAGATCAACAGATGGCCAGCAATCACTTAACCTGCAATTAGATAATATTTCTAATGATGTTTATTTGCAGTTGTCGGCGGTTCAAGACTCCATGAGAACCAGTGATGAGAAAGCTATTATAAAATATAGGTCTTATCTTGAGTCCGATTTAAGTGCTCCATCCGGGGGTGTGATTCGGTTGTTTATGTCTTCTGCCAGTATTAACCGAATTCAAGCATCTATTAGCGCTGCATGGTCGCCTTTCCCTGATGCAAGATATCCAAGATATCGATATTACCCAACACTATACCCCGGCGTTAAATATGCTTGATCGTTTTGACTACTGGAAATACTCAGATAATTCTAATTGTTGGGATTTTGTAGTGTGTTTCTTGAGCGATAGATGTGGCATTGATTTACCTAAGTTCGGTATATGCCCCCAAGATAAAAAGGGAATGACTAAAGCAAGCGGCCCTGTAATAGATTCACATTTAATTGAGTGTGATCCTATCCAGAATGCCATAGCCTGCCATTATCACGGTAGGTTACTGGTCCATGTTGGGGTTATCGATAATGGCGTAGTGAGACATGCCCATCAAAAAACGGGGGTTCGACGTGATACCATAAAGCGGTTTGAATCCCTAGCACAAAAAACGGTTTATAGAATACCAAAATGCCTACTGTAACTATTAGCAATAAAGATGGTGAGGTTTTAGAGAGTCATAATATAAGTGGTTCTTTTTTGTCGTGGATCAAAGAAACATGTAAAAGCGAGGGGGTTGAGTATAGAGATTCAATAAGGCCCCCCTATTCGGCAAAACTGAACGGCGAGCATTGGCCTTATAGTGACCATGACGCCCAGCTTAACGAGGATGATTACATTATGGTAACAATTGAGCCAAGGGGCGTTATTGCGGCGGCGGCGGTGTCGTTGGTAGGTGTTCTTTATTACTCTTACACTGCTTTATCGGATCTCGATTCGGGGTATCAAGATTCCGCCGGTCGTGACGGCTCCAGCATCTATGCTGCAAATACTAACGCTAACACTATTTCACCATCTGGCATTATTCGGGAAATGGCCGGAGAGCAGCATATCTACCCGGATTTAATATGTCCGCCCAGAAAAAAATACATCGATAATCAAGAGTTTCTATATTTAAACCTATGCTTAACACGCGGCTTTGCTGATATTGACCCTAGCAATCTGTATATAGCAGAAACTCCAGTCGAATATTATGCTGGTGATATTGATTATAGTATCAATGATCCCGGCGAAGATGTTAGCGGACATGAAGCGCATGAAAACTGGTTCCAGTCTAAAGAGGTTTCTGGCTTAAAGCTGACAACAGAAAAAGGAGTTGTTGGTGGTAGTTGGTCCGTCGATGCGTCAGGCGATGAATTTACATCGTACTTAAACGGCGTGGCTACGGATTTCCCTTTTTCAGCTACAGAGCACTTTGAGATAGTTTCGGGCGGCGGTAATCCCGGATTATACCAAGTTGTATCTATATCTGGAGCAAGCAACGAGGTTGCACAGGTTGTTGAGGTCCAGTATGCAGGCGGTGACACGGGTAGACTTGAGATTATATCGCAAAGAACATCGGGAGGAATCGGACGTCAAGGGGAGTATGGGAGTATAAGAAGGGCCATTTTTGAGAATGAAACAGTTCCCGTATTATCCCCTGTAACGGGTAGCGCTATTCGGCAATGGAAAGGCGTTAATGGCGGCATAAATTGGGAGGGGCCATTCTTAGCCGTCCCGCCTAACGAAACGGCTCGTTATGGTGAATTTGACATTAGATTCCCCCAAGGGCTTGTTGAGCTTGATAACGAGAACAACCAGACAGACAAGTTTGTTCGAGTTGTTATTCGCTGGCGCGATAGAGGCACCGCGCAATGGACGAATGAATTAGTAGATACAACAAGTGACACATTTGACGAAATAGGAAAAACCATACTAATAGATTACGGGTCAGAGATTACCCCTGAAGTTATGTTTAGGCGCGTAACGAATGATTCTGATGACATATCTATCAGTGATGTTGTTCAGATTCAAAGAGTTAAGCATAAGCTTGAATCGCCTACATCCTACCCCGATATAACTACAATTCAGATGCGCATTAGAGGTACAAACGCCCTATCGCAAACGGCAGAAAATAAAATCAACGTTAGGGGTGCATCGAGAAAGCTACCCACTCTAGAAGAGATTGAAGACGCTGCGAACGGGACGCCTTTCGACCTTGGCGGTGATAAGAATGTCGATGTTACATGGCAGCTACCTTATAGACAGTTTAAGACTATCGGTAATCTGGAGGATTACACAGATGAGATCACCACTAATGTTTATAGGGGTTTTGATTTTTCAGAGGATGGCCTTCATTTTGTTATGCCGGGAACTCAGGAAATACTTTCTTTTACTCTTGATGTTCCGTATGACCTGAGAACAATGCAATATAACGGTAGATACTCGAATATTTCATACTATCCAAGTGTGAGTAATAATTTCACCGTTAAATGGCTTGATTCTGGAGCGAAGATGGCGGTTGTGGGTTTTGAATCGCCTACTGATAGAGTTGCTATATATGACCTTGCGGAAGATTACGACATAAGCTCCGCCACTCTGGGTAGTATTTACAGTAACCCGTTTTCACACTACAAGGCATTTTTTAACGATAACGGGGAGCAGTACTGGTTGACCGATGGCCGTGAGATATCAGAATTAACTATGTCGACTGCTTTTGATGCATCAACAACATCATTTACGGGTGATACGTTTGACACAACCACTGATTTGGGATCTGAAATCCTAGAAGATATATTCTTTGGTGACAGCTACTCAAAGCTTTATGTTTTGAGTTCTGCAAGTCGGGTTTATTCGTATACGCTAAGCACCCCCGGCGACATAACAACAGCCACGATAGATTCACCCGCTTACGTTGATATATCGGATGATTATTTTAGCATTCTACCGGCTGGAATATTTGTAGATAGCGACAAGTTTTATTTCCTTCACACTTACAGTGAGATGATAGAGTTCACAATCCCTGCAACCGTAAATGTGCGCAGAAGTAGAAGCGTTGCCAGATTCGTAGCAAATGCGATTTATGACTCTATTGGTGCTGATGTATTAGAGCAAGTGGATTTTGATGCGCTGGATACTTTGGATGGACTACTAGAATCAAGAGAAGATTACCTTGATGCTGAGTTCTTGGATGAAACCACCCTATGGGATGCCGTAAAAATAATGTCGGCTGTAGGCTATTCTGAACCGGTTATAAAAGAGGGTGTGCTTGAGTTAATAAGAACCGTAGAGGGTACGGATTTTACCAACTTGTATACGCCAGATGTAATGCTTGGTGATGGGCTTCAGGTTGATATGTCGTTTTACGGATCACAAGAACCTGACGGCGTTGATATTGAGTACTTTAGTCTTGAGACATACTCCAATGAAGTCTATCAATATAGGTTGGCCGGTGATATGGGTTTGAACCCCAAAAAAATACAATCGATAGGAATTGGAACGGAAGAGAAAGCGTTTAGAATGGCCGCAAGGGAGCGTAGGCGGTTAAGAGCCAAGCCAAGCACCTACACATTTACTACAGAAATGGATGGCCTAAACTCTAATTATGGTGATCCTATTGCCATAGCTAGTGATATTTTTGGTGGTCAGTATGGTCTTGTTTCTGATGTTTCAGGATCAGTTGTAACATTGGACTTTGAGCCAGAAGTGGGTGCAGATGTAGCTACATTCAGAAACCCAGAAGGCACCAAATCAAGTACGCATTCGATAACGCTTGGCCCCGGATCTAATGAGATAACATTGGTTTCCCCAAGCACGCCAGATTTTACGCTGATTACCGACGAGAATCAGCAAGCCAATCTTGCTACAATAGGAAGCTCTGATAATTACATTAAACGTGCGATAGTCAAAAGACTAGAGCCAACCTCAGATAATGAAGTGCAAGTGACAGCAGAGGAATATGTGGCTGACATTTACGCAGATGACGACGAAACACCGAGTTAAATTATGCCTATCCCTAGTGTCACAGATTTTGAAAATGCCAAGGTTGATGTTGACGATTTAGCCGACATTATAAACGGTGACGAGACCGTAACTACTAGGCTTGGTGGTGATAAGCTAAGCGTCTCAGAAGCTTTAAGCCAGATAATTGTCGGTGAGGTTGTTTTATATAGCGCCGCCTCAACTTACTCCAACATTGAAGATTGGGTTGAGTATAGCGGGGTTGTATATAGACCATTGCCGAGCGCCCTACCTATTGGACCGGAAGCATTTAACGCCTCTAGGTGGTCTGTAGCGCAAGGCTTTGCAACAGCAGATAATGTCACATACAACTCAATAACAGTAGAGCAAAAGCTAGACAATCTAGATGTCGATGATTATGTAGAGTTGAGGGCTGTTGATGTTACCCAGATAGAAGACTACGACTCAATTGGGGTGGCCTATAGAGCTGTAGAGGGTGATGGTGGCGGCGGTCGATTTGTTTGGTCTACTGCTAATTATGCAACAGAAGTAACAGCAGATACGCAGAGCGGTATTTATGTAGCGCCCAACTCAGATGCTACGGGGGTGAGTGGTGCGTGGGTTCGTGCGGATATATTAGGGGTTAGAATGCCGGAGTGGTATGCAGCAACAGGTTCTGCGGATGACACTGC